GGAAATGAACGCTGCATTAGCCAAAGCAAAGACACCCGAGGAAAAGGATAAGATCAGAAACGAGTATCAGAACAAGGCAATGGAACAGCTTAAACAGATGAAGAGTAACACTTCGCTTGCACAGGCTAAGAAGCAGAAAGCAGCTAAGACCTCCACGGCGAAGAGCAGCTCATCAAAGGGCAGTTCCTCGAAGAGCAGCTCATCTGGCAGTAAATCAAGCGGTTCAAGCAAGAGCTCTGGAAGTAGTACGGCAACACAGACGACCAAAACCACAACAGCAGCCACATCAACCGCGGCGGCAAGTTCTACAACCACCACCGCAACAGATACAGCAGCGACTAAAGCAGCTGAGACCTTGCAGAAGATACAAGACACAATCAGCCAGATACAGGAGAAGCTCGAGAACTTACCCGAGGAAAAGAAAGCAGAGATCAAGCAGACCATACAGGTACAGATAGACACTATAAAAGAGAGACTTAAAAACAAGGTGTCTGGGCTCAAGCTATCTTGATGTATTTTAATAAAAATACGAAATAACGATAATGATGTTTGATTCAATAACGGAGATATACACGACTAACCGTTAATAAAGTAGCGTTAATAACGCGACAAACATAGATTAAATCTGGGCTGAATGGGATTTTTGGAGTAAAATTAATATGGATTACGGACAACAGGAAACCGAACGCATATTAAAGAACATAGAGAAGCGTATTAACCACGAGTACGCCGTAGCAATGCGAGAGATAGAGGACGAGCTATCCTCGTATTTTGCGCGTTTCGAGAAGAAAGATGAAACATGGCGCAGATGGGTTGCTACAGGAGAACGTACAAAAGAGGAATACCAGAAATGGAGAATCGGTCAGATGGCAGTAGGTAGACGCTGGGCAGACCAGAAGGAATCCATTGCTAAACAGCTCGTAGAGACAAGCAAAACATCTCTTGGATTCGTAAGAAAGTATTCACCCGAGATCTACGCTGAGAACTTTAACTACTCCACATACCAAGTAGAGCACATGGCAGGTATCAACACGCCATTTACGCTCTATTCGAAAGTGTCCGTTAATAACCTTGTAGAAAAGAATCCCGATATCGCACCGCCTGTAGGCAAGAAATTAGCCGCAGAAATCGCAGAGGGAAAGGCTATCAAGTGGAATAAACAACAGATTCAGAGCGTAATGATACAGGGGATATTACAAGGTGACTCCATCCCGAAACTTGCAACCAGACTCGCCACGAAGGTATCTGATAAAGACCGTAAGGCATCCATCAGAAACGCCAGAACGCTTGCAACAGGTGTACAGAATGTCGGCAGAGTGGATTCTTACAAAAGAGCGCAGGATATGGGCGTAGATCTGGAACAGATGTGGATGGCAACACTTGACGGACGTACGAGACATTCGCACAGATGGCTTGACGGAGAGGTTAGACCTGTCGGAGAGCAATTCTCTAATGGCTTAGAATACCCCGCAGACCCTCACGGAGATGCTTCTGAGGTGTATAACTGCCGTTGCTCCCTCCGAGGCGTTGTAAAAGGTTTACAGCCCAAAGCAAGACAGTACAGAGATACTTCTGGTACAAGCGGTATGTCATACGACGAGTGGAGAAACGCCAAGGCCACATCTGGAAAGATTACGGCACAGGATGAGGCGGCAAAGAACGCAAGAAAAGAATATATTGACAAATACAGCGGAAAAGAGAATCTGGCAAACAGTAAACGTACAGGTTCCACCAGATACGGCGAATACAGAGGAATTTCTTTCGAAGAGGATAATCTAAGGGCACACATGGGAGATGGCTCTATGCTCGACCCTGTAAGAATGGTAATGGATGATACAGGATTCGATAGTGTTAGAGCAGAACAAGCGATAAACGATATTACTTCTTGGGTAGGCAGTGCTTGTGGTAAAATAAGAAGTGGAGAGGGCGAATACTCAAAAGTTGCTGATAGAATAGAGGAATTTATAGAGGCATCCCCGAAGTACAAGGGCTCTATCTACAGAGGAATATCGCTCGATGCAAAAGATGCAAATGCAATGCTTGATAGGTTGCTTGAAGGTGAAACAATCGACCAGAAGGGTATTTCATCGTGGGCTACAGATAAGAGCTGGGCGGAAGAGTTTGCGACTATGCAAGCCAGAAACGATAAAACACAGGTTAAGGTTGTATTCCAGATAGACGACAATAAGAGCGGAGTAAGCATTAAGCATATTGCTGACATAGACAATGACGAGGTTATACAGCCAGCTAAAGCTATGCAACTTTTGGACGGGGATATTAAACGAGTAAAGAACGAAGAATACGACTATTACTTGATAAGGGTAAAAGAAAATGAGTGATAAAGACAAGAGAATTGCAGAGCGTTTTATTGAGCAAAGCCAGAATATGCACTTTAAGAGCACTAAAAGCGGCAACAAGGAGCGCAAATATAAAATCGTTGATGTTGACAGCCTAGACGAGTTGGTAAAGCACATAGGGCGTAAAAAGGACGAAGAAGATGAGCAATATTCGAATTAACGACCATTCAAAAGAATTTTTAAGCAGTTTCGACAAGGCTATTAGTGCGGCTCTTGAAGGTGTAGGAATCCATATAGAGGGCGAGGCCAAGGAAGAGTTAGAGAACACCCCTCGAAGAATCGACACGGGAAATCTTCGTAACAGCATTACACACGATGTTGAGGAAGCTAAAAAGACCGTATACATTGGAACTAACGTAGACTACGGTATTTATGTTCACGAAGGTACGTCGAAGATGGCTCCTAACAGGTTTCTCAAAAACGCAGTCGAGCGAAACAAAGAACAGATCAAAGATTATTTCAAAAACAACTTAAAATAACCGCCAGAAATGGCGGTTTTATTGTCTACAAATATTCCATGATATAATTAATACAGTAAAACAAGCGCATATTCACGTGGAAAACGTCTAGCTAACGCGGTAATGCCGAATCATTACCTTACACGATTACAAAGCTCTATTCGGAGAGTCTCTCTTCGGGTGGGGCTTTTTGCTTGTTTGAAACGAAAATTACCACACGGATTTAAGCCGTGAGTACGGCGGACGACGACCCTAAAGCGTGTGGAGTTGACAGCGTACTAATCGCTGAGGGCGGTGTTCTGAGTGCATCGCCCTATAAACGGTTACAAGCCGAAAGGCATAACATACATCCGAGCCGAGGCATAGGCAAGGATAGGATTAAAACTCGAACCGCAAGGCACAGCGGACGAAGCAAAGGAGAGTTAAAAGATGGCACTTACACGAAAAGCACTTGTTGCAATGGGAATCGACGCGGAGAAAATCGACCAGATCATTGAGATGCACACCGAAGTGGTGGATGCAATCAAGAGCGAGCGAGACACCGCGAAAGAAGAGGCTAAGAACTTTAAAGCCGACGCAGATAAGCTCGAGGCAGTACAGAAAGAGTTGGCAGACCTCAAGGAACAGGCAGACAAGCCCGACGCATTTAAAGAGAAATTCGAAGCGCTCCAGAAGGAGTACAACGATTACAAGGGCGAGATTGAAGCCAAAGAAACAATGGCGGCAAAGAGTAAAGCATACAGGGATATGCTCAAGGAAATAGGCGTATCTGAGAAACGTTTGGATTCCGTTATGCGAGTTGCAGACCTTAACTCCATCGAGTTAGAGGACGGAGCGATTAAGGGCGTGGACGAGCTCAAAGAAAGCGCTAAGAATGAGTGGTCTGATTTCATTGTTAGCGAGGGAACAGTAGGAGCAAAGACAGCTACACCGCCAGCAAATACAGGCGGCAAAATGACGAAAGAACAGATCATGGAAATTAAGGACACTGAGGCGAGACAGCAGGCAATGCTTGAAAACGCGGAGGTGTTCGGAATCTGAGAAAGGACAAGGTTATGGAAAATTTAAGAATGAGAATGAACCTCCAGCATTTTGCGGAGAGCAATCTTATTACAGCAGAAAAGATGAAGAAGGTTCGTGAAGTAGATTTCGTACAGCAGTTTACACATCAGAGCCTTGCAAAGCTCATCGAGGTACTCGGTGTAACACGTAAGATTCCTATGATGGAAGGAACAACAATGTATACATATTCCGTATCTGGTGAGCTCCAGAACGGTGCAGTAGCAGAGGGAGAAATCATTCCTCTTT